TTGGCTTTGGTAAAATTTCGAAAAACGCCCGCGATGCCGTGCAATTTATTGGTGACATAGTCCCCCCGTTAAAAATGGTTACTGGGCTAGCTATGGGCCTGAGTGGTGTCGCTAAAGTCGTCAATATGGTCAAGGACGGCATGATAGATTTTGGTAATTCCGGTTATCGAATCGAAACTACAGCAAAAAATATCAGCATGACCACTGATGCATTCCAGAAACTCACGGGTGCCATGAGAGAAAACGGGGCTACCAGTGAAGAAGCGGAAAATTCTATTGCCGCTTTATATCAGCGCGCTAATGATGCTGTGAATAATAGAGATAATGGTTTTCTTGCATTGATGGCATCTAATGGCATTGGCATATCAAAAACCAAGGAAGGGGTGGCTGATGTCAACAAATTGTTGGATGACATGCATGGCCGCTTAATGAATTTATCACCGGCACTTCAGGCAGTTTTCGGGAATGCAGCTGGGCTATCTCCAGAATTGCTAAACTATTTGCGGCTATCCGGGGATGATATGCAACGGTTGAAAGACCAAGCTCAGCGAGATGGGCTATTTTTTAAGCCCCAGGACTTTCAGAACGCGCATGATTTTTGGGAACAACTCAATGCTGTATCGGCGGCCTGGGATGGCATTAAATTGAAATCAGAGGCAAGGCTGGGAGCTTTGTATACTAATGATCCAGTCGCAAAATCGTATAATGAAAGTCTTAAATACGCCAACGATACGCCAGGTTCTTTTTATCATGGTGATGAGAAAAATGACCTGATCTGGCGTGCGCGCCGAGATAAAGATTTCAAAAATACGCTTTCATTTAAAGAGGGCGCTGATTTGGCGATGGGTTATCCAGATCAGGAACTTGATAGAAAACTTCATGATCACTATGATGCACTTTGGAAAGTTCAGCAACTACAGCATGACGTGAAACAATTATACGTTCAGCCACCACCGATAGTAAATCCATCGGGAGGCACGTCCAATTCACTTGGTATCCGCAATAATAATCCTGGCAATCTGAGGGCAGCACCGAACGCTACAGGTTACAACGGCGGGTTTGTGACTTTTGCTACGCCGAACGACGGTTTATCGGCTCTTAGTCGCCAGTTAATGCTATATGGAGATCGTGGAAACAACACGTTATCTGGCATTATTCATACCTATGCGCCAAGTACGGAGAATAATACCCAGAGTTACATTAACGCCGTTTCACAGCAGACTGGATTTGATCCGAGACAAAGGCTAAATTTACAAGACCCGACTATTTTGCAAAAACTTATGGCGGCCATCATCCAGCATGAAAATGGCGCGCAACCATATAACCAGAGTGATATCACGGGTGGTATCAACAGCGCAATCCTTGATCCCCGCTGGAGCGGATTGCGGAATCCCACTATTTTATCAGCGCAGCGAGAGGGGAACAGTGCGGGCATTAATGCTGACAATACTGCCCCTGTTGTCACGCCTCCGCCGGTCAATAATGCCCCTGTTGTCACGCCTCCGCCGGTCAACAATGTCCCTGTTGTCACGCCTCCGCTGGGAAATAATGCCCCTGTTATTACACCGCCTATGGGCAATACGTCGCCATCCATTAATGCTGTTGTCCTCAATTCTTCCCAGGCGATTGCCGATGCCATAGCGGTCGCAATGAAAGATAACAAGGCCCAGATTGAATTGACTATAGTCAATAGTAAAACTGGGGAGAAAACCACTATTCATGGGAAAGAAGGTGGAAAAATAACCACATCTATGAATTTACAGTGATTTTATAGTAAATTAGCAGTACCGTTTCTTCAAAAGTGATTGCATTTTCACAGAGAGATAGAAAATGAAGAAACTGATAATTGGAATGTTAGGATTTTTTTCCTTTTCAGCTGTAGCTTTCGATTGCCAACCTATAGCAGGACTCACCTTTCCATTGAAGGAATCTAGCCAGTCATCTGGCAAAAATGTTTTTGTCCCTGAAAAAGCATGTTTAAATGGTAAAGATGTAACAGAATCGTTAACTAATGGTGGTATTTTAACATCTTCAATAAACGTTAATAATTCTGAACTTTTTTTTGTGACAACTCGAAATAAAAAAGATAATTATTTTAGTATGATAGCTGTTTATGAAACATCGAATGGAAGAGCTGCAAAATTAGTCATGTTTGATAATAATCCAAATTATCCAACTACTCCCAAAAATAGTTTGCAGGATATGGTAATAAATTACTATGATAATAATAAAGCAATATTATTTTTCAGCACTCAAGCGTGGGCGCAAAGTGATGCTATACATATACTAGTTTTCCCTGAAAATAATTCCATTAGGCCAATATATGAAAAATTTTTGACTGATGGTGAATTTATCGAGTATTTTGATAATAAGATAATCGTAAGAAAGATAAAACACGATAATAAAGGTGCATATTTTCCTGTCGTAGAGGTAGATATGAAAGGAAAAGAAGTGTGCGAAATTGATACAAGAACAAACGGATGGACTTTAGCGCCATTGTGTCTACAAAATGGTGAAAGTTTAAAAATGAGATAATAAATTTTCATAATAATTAATTTTATCTTATACCCTCTTCGGAGGGTTTCTTTGTTTTAAGGGGTTATGTATGTCTTTTCTGAGTGATGAATTATCTAAACTCCTAGGCGGCTCTGGCGATAGTTGGAAATGGTCAGAACACCTGCACTCCGCCTCGTTTCGTGGGGTACCGTTTGCAGTTTTGGCTGGCGAGGGGAACTATGGTCGACGCCAGGCTGTCCATGAATACCCCTATCGCGATACTGCCTGGATTGAAGATATTGGCCGTTCTACTCGCAAATTGACGCTCCACGGCTTTATTGTTCAAAGCAGCCTGCTCTATACGGCGCCTGATGTGATGACCCAACGCAATTCGTTGGTGGCTGCATGTGAAACGGCTAATGCTGGAACGCTGATCCATCCTACCCTGGGCGAACTTACGGTCAGCATACCTGATGGCGGATTAAAAATAAGTGAAAGCATCGCCGGCCGCGTATTTGAATTCTCTCTAACGGTCATAGAGTCAGGATTGAAAGTTTTCGCTATCACCAGTAGCGCCGGGGCCGCATCGACAGTCAACACCTCGTGGTTATCCATAGCAGCAAAAACCGCAGCGAAATTCATTTCTGAGGTTAGTGGGGATCTGCGCACAGTCACTCAGGCCATTAAAACAGTTAAAAGCACCGCAGCTTTTTGGATCAACGAAGTCACCAATGTAGCAGATGAAGCCACGAATCTGCTCGATACAGTTAAATCTACTTTTGGCAGTACCAGTTATGGCCGCTATAACGACGGCGCTGTAGGCGGTAGCGTCTCGGGCACGGATGGGAGCGTAAATAATACTTCCGACACAACGGATTACGAAACGCTGGTTGCCCAGAAAATCTCCGCATCAGTTGAAAATCGCGCCGCGATTAATACGGCGATAGCGACGCTTTTGGCATCAACGACAGTCGAGGGCTTCGCGGATAATGCGCAGTCGGTAGTAACGGCGATTAATGACGGGGTGCCAAGCCTAAGCGATCTGATTCGGCTATGGGAAACGCTAGCTAGTTTCAGTGACACCACGTATCGCCCCGATACCAGCGACAGCGAAATCGCCGCTACGGCGCAATACTATTTCATCACCCTGGCCGCCGGCGCCATGGCCAACGCCGCCGCGCAATATACGCCATCCAGTTATGATGCCGCCATGGATGTGCTGTCGCGGGTGGTTACGGTCATTGATACTGTGACAGTCACGATAGCCGACGCAGGTTATGACGACGTCTATAACGAAATGCAGGTATTGCGTGAAGCTGTGGTTACCACGCTACAGAGCGCAGGCGCAGATTTGGCGCCGATAAAAATAGTCAGTTTTAATACTGCGCTGCCCGCTTTATATCTGGCTAATCGTTTGTATCAGGATGCCGGCCGCGCCGAGGCGTTAGTCAAGATGGCTAATCCGGTTCATCCAGCCTTTATGCCCACTACCTTCAAGGCGCTTTCCTCATGAGTGATGATCTGACTCTCACTATTAATAACAAAATCATTTCTGGCTGGGATCAGGTGCGTGTCACTCGCAGCATCGAGAGACTACCCAGTGATTTTGATTTGTCGCTCATGGATTATTACCCTGGCAGCAATGATCAGCAATTAGTGATCCCTGGCAATTCTTGCGTGGTTAAAATTGGCACCGATACCGTATTGACTGGCTATGTCGACCGGTGGATGCCGAGGATATCCAGTCAGCGCCATGAAGTCAGGGCCACAGGTCGCAGTAAATGCGAGGACCTGGTGGATTGCTCTGCTGAATGGCCCAACAACGTGATCAGCAACGTGACGGCATTGCAATTAGCCCAACGCCTGGCGGCTCCGTATGGGATCACTGCTTCTTCGGATGTCACCGGAATGACAACGGTGCCCCAATTTACTCTTAATTGGGGAGAGTCTACCCAGGAAATCATTGACCGCGTGAGCCGCTGGGCCGGGTTGCTGTATTACGATTTGCCAGACGGCAGTTTATATCTGACGCGCGTAGGCACCCAAAAAGCGGCCAGCGGTGTAGCTCAGGGGATCAATATTCAGGAGGCAGAATTTGAATCCTCAATGGATGAGCGTTTTTCAAATTATG